AGGTATTGGTGGTGCTTTAGCAGGAAGGGGCGCGGATTTGTTTATTATTGACGATCCTCACTCCGAGCAAGATGCAATGTCTGATAAAGCGATGGATGATGCATACGAATGGTTTATGGCGGGTCCTCGTCAACGGTTACAGCCCGGAGGCGCTATCGTCATAGTAATGACACGTTGGTCTAAAAAAGACCTAACGGGTCGGTTAATTAAAAAGATGGCACAAGAAAAAGAAGCAGACCAGTGGCAAGTGATTGAATTTCCTGCAATTTTACCTTCGGGTAAGCCTCTTTGGAAAGAATTTTGGAAATTAGAAGAATTAGAAAGTATTAAAGCCTCAGTTAGTCCGTCTAAATGGGCAGCGCAATATATGCAAAGACCAACAGGGGAAGGTATTTCCATTATTCCTAAAGATTGGTTTAAAATTTGGAAAGACGATGATCCTCCGAAATGTGATTATTTGATACAATCCTACGATACCGCCTTTCTAAAATCAGAAAGAGCCGACTTTACCGCCATAACTACTTGGGGGGTTTTCTATCCGGAAGGTAAAATTGGAGAAGAGATATATCACGGCAATGATGCGCATATAATCTTAATTGATTGTATAAAAGAACGCTTTGATTTCCCTGAACTTAAAAATGAAGCCTTACGTCTATATGACTATTGGGATCCAGATACCGTAATTATTGAAGCAAAAGCCAGCGGCATACCGTTGGTACAAGAATTACGCAGAATAGGTATTCCTGTTAATACTTTTTCTCCCGGAAAAGGACAGGATAAGATAGCAAGACTTAACTCTGTCTCGCCTATCTTCCAAGATGGACGGGTTTGGGTTCCTGAAAATCGTTTTGGTGAAGAACTAAAAGAAGAAGTTAGTGACTTTCCCGGAGGGGAGAATGATGACTTAGTAGACGCGACAACATTAGCCCTAGCGCGGTTTAGAGAAGGTGGGTTTTTACAATTAACCAGTGACTATTTTGAAGAACAAGAGTACCATCCTTCTGAAAGGGTTTATTATTAACTTAAATCATACTATGATGTAAATATATATGTGAGGTAGTTTTAAATGGCAATCGAAAAACAATCTTTATCTTTAGTTCCTAATTCTCAAGAAGAAATTGAACTAGAGATTTTGCAAGAACCCGAAGAAGAAACAGAACTTTTCGTACAACCTGACGGTTCTATAGTTCGCGGTAGCGATATGCCGGATCAAAAAGAAACCAAATTTGGCGAAAACTTAGCCGAATCGGTAGACGAACGTGAATTAGCTACGATTGCTACTGAATTAGTCTCTTCTTTTGAAGATGACCTAGATTCTAGAAACGATTGGTTTCAAACGTACACGCAAGGATTAGATTTATTAGGCATAAACTCGGATTCTAGATCACAACCCTTTGTTGGAGCTTCAGGAGTACATCATCCAATACTTGCCGAAGCCGTGACTCAGTTTCAAGCTCAAGCCTACAAAGAATTATTACCTGCTGGCGGTCCAGTAGCTACCGAAGTATTAGGAATGACCGACGATGCGAAGCAAGAAAAGGCAAATCGCGTTAAAAACTTCATGAATTACCAAATAACCTATAAAATGGAAGAATATGACCCAGAAATGGACCAACTTTTGTTTTATTTACCCTTATCTGGCTCTGCTTTTAAGAAAGTTTACTATGATCCTGCTGTAGGACGGGCTGTTGCCCGTTTTGTTAAGTCAGAAGACCTAGTTGTACCTTATTATGCGGTAGATTTACTAACTTCCCCTCGAATTACTCATGTAATTCACATGGCAGAGAATGAATTACGCAAATTACAGCTTTCTGGTTTTTATATAGACATCGAAATGAGCTCCCCAGAGAGTTCTGCAGACACTACAGAGGTAGATTCTAAAATTGAAGAGTTACAGGGGCTGACTAGAACGATAAATGACGAAGAATTCACGTTATTAGAGATGCATGTTGATTTAGACCTAGAGGGACACGAAGATACTGATGAAAGTGGGGAAGAAACAGGACTAAGACTGCCTTATGTTGTCACTATCTGTAAAGATAACAATAAAGTACTGGCTATTCGTCCAAATTATAGTGAAAAAGACCCAATGCGTAAAAAAGTAGAATATTTCACGCATTATAAGTTCCTTCCGGGACTTGGTTTCTACGGTTTTGGTTTAATTCACATGATGGGCGGGTTAACTAAGTCAGTTACCGCTATTTTACGCCAATTAATTGACGCAGGAACACTTTCTAACCTTCCAGCAGGATTTAAATCTCGAGGATTAAATATTCAACGGCATGACGATCCTCTACAACCCGGAGAGTGGCGAGATGTTGACGCTCCCGGAGGTAGATTACAAGACGCATTTTTACCGTTACCGTATAAAGAACCAAGTGGCACTTTAGCTACTTTATTAGGTGCTTTAGTTGATTCAGGTAAACAATTTGCTTCTACAGTAGAAGGTCCAACAGGAGACGGTAATTCCGAAGCTCCTGTAGGTACAACTGTTGCTTTGTTAGAAAAAGGGCAACGTGTTATGTCCGCAATCCATAAAAGATTGCATTACGCTCAAAGATGTGAGTTTAAAATCTTAAAAAGAGTGTTTGGTGAGTTTTTACCTCCTGAATACCCATATCAGGTCCAAGGAGGGGCAGAAAACGTCTTTAAGACCGATTTTGACACAAGTGTAGACGTAATTCCAGTTAGTGATCCAAATATCTTCAGTATGACGCAAAGAATCACTTTAGCGCAGACACAGCTACAAATGGCGCAAGCGGCACCTGAATTACACGATTTACGCGAAGCATATCGTAAAATGTACATCGCTTTGAATATAAAAGACATAGACTCCGTATTACCTCCGGAAGAAGAGGTTCAGCCTAAAGATCCGGTGTTAGAGAATATGGATGTGTTAAATAACATACCGTTACAAGCATTTCCACAACAAAACCATGACGCGCATATAGCCGCACATTCTGCGTTTTTAGAAAACCCTATGATACAAGAAAACCCACAAGCAGTTGCCGCTTTACAAGCACACATACAACAACATCAGGCGCTCAAATACAGAGTTCAAATTGAAACTATTTTGTCTCAACAAGGCATACAGTTGCCTCCTCCGGGAGAAGCAGTCCCTCCAGAGGTTGAGAGTCAAATAGCGATTGCTGCGGCGCAAGCTACTCAAGAAATAACGGGGCAGGCTCAAGCCTTAGCTCAAGCTGAACAAGCAGCACAACAAGATCCACAACGCGAAATGTTTGAAGCTCAACTACAACTTGAGAAAGAACAGTTAATGCAGAAAGAAACTAAAGACCAACGTGACGCGGATATTAAACTTCAGAAAATAGATGCAGACGTTAGAGTAGCTGATACGAAGACTGCTGTTGAATTACAAGAGTTAGAGCAGAAAGCACAAGCTGATGCAGATAAAAATTACACCGAATTAGTTAAAACAGTTCGGGAAAGTAGGAACCAAAACGGAGAGTAATAATGCGTGAATTTTATGACAGTATGAAAAAATATCCATCTCCTTCACCTAAGAAAGCGAAAGCAGCGCCTAGTTTTCCCAGTGTAGAAGATAAAACTAGAACCCAATCTGTTAAAGCTGGAGCATGTTTAGACACTCCTGAAAAAGCGAAAGTAAAAGCGGCTTATGGACAGACAAAAGGACTTCTTTGGTATAGATCAGTTAAATAATGGACTATATCATAGCAACGGAGCATTTGCTCCGTAAATATCGTGAGAGAAAAGATGCTCTTACGCAAACACTAGCTGCTGGAAGTATTGAGAATTTTGAGCAATACCAAAGGATAGTTGGTGAAATCGCAGGATTGAGTTTCGCTGAACAGGAGATTCAATCCCTACATTCTAATATGGAGGATGCAAATGACTAATGTCGCCAGTAACACTGTTCCAGATAGAGTAGACAATTTTGGAAGTAAAGGACGGATGATTGAAAAGATCGAAGAACCCGTAATTACTCCAGATAATTTAGAAAAACATGCAAATAAGTTACCACGTCCAACGGGGTATCGTATTTTAATATTACCTTTTACAGCATCAGCTGTGACTAAAGGCGGTATACACCTAGCTAAATCAACTGTTGATAAAGAAAGACTTGCAACGGTGGTTGGCTATGTTGTCGCTAAAGGACCAGACGCATATGGAGATTTGAATAAGTTTCCTGATGGTGCTTGGTGTGAAGAAGGTGATTGGGTTATTTTTGGCAGGTATGCCGGAGCTCGTTTTAATATAGAAGGCGGCGATATGCGTCTTTTAAATGACGATGAGATC